ATCCTTTTGCTATGCCTGTACCATTTTTGAGGTTGGTACGATGCCCAGCCTCTAATTCAGACGCAGCAATAAGCATTGCCGTCTGGTTGTCTTCGCGGTTCATTTGTTCCCGCGCCTGAATTTCTAATTGTTTGTTTTGAGTATCAGAAGCAATCTTCTGCTGATCTGTTTGAGTCTTGGCTTGATCTGCCATAGCTTTGCGTTGTGTTTCAGCTTGCTGTGCTTGGATTGCAAGTTGAGTAGGATCGGGTTGTGGTGGTTGATACTGCTGCATCAATTGAATTGCTTGCTGGATAATTTGTGGAATTGAACCCAACGTGCGAGCAGCTTCAGCTTCTACATGAGCATCAGCTGATGCAAGCATCCGATCAAATGCCTGATCTACTTCAGCATTTTTAGGGTCCATAAGCATTGTAATATCATGCCCAACTGCGGCAGATGCAATACGAACCGTTTCCGTTACATACCAAAGAGCAATATGATCTTTAATATGGTTTAACATTGGTGGGATTACGACCGGGGCAATTATACGACTGCCACCCAACAATGGATTAGAAATGTAGCTCAAATGAACTTGAATATGAGCCAAGTGATCTTGTTCAGGGAATGCCACAATAGGAGAACCCATTGTTGCAGCCACGTTTTCATTAACAGCATTTAACTTCTGAGGCTCTGGAACCTTTTTCAAAAGGCTTTTTGCATTTGGAATCTTGGTGCGGTCAAGTATCATTTCCTCAACTTTACGCAAATCGTAAAGATCAGGCATTGCTTGAGCGCGTTGTTCAACAATCTGGAGCTGGGCAAACCGCTGCACTTCAGAAAAGATGTTAGGGTCAGATACCGGAATAACGTCCATTGGACCGTCAAAGTCCGACCGGCGAACCATTAACTCGCCTGTCTCGTCATAGACATCTACATCATCAAGGTATGTTTTATTAAGACGGTGTAAAACCTTTAAGGTGCGTCCCATTGCGTCATGTAGACGGGCGTGAATGGCGTTAAATACCACCATACCTTGCTCAATAAGGGCAAGCGTTGTTCCGACTGGAAGGCGATCCGGATTGTCCGAGATGTCTTCAAATGTCGTTCTAACTACACCCTTAGCAGCATCAACGAGGAACCCCATAAGGGTAAACAGCGTTTGTGACGGTCCGGGAAACGGCAGCTGCATAAATGTTTTGCGGATGTCGTCGTTATTGGGTGTACCTTCGACCTCAATAACCTGAGTAGGCTGGATGTTAAGGCTTTGACCGCCCCTTGATCCGCCCTTCAACTTCAGTCCCGTTTGTGAGTTTTGAATATGAGCGCTGTCCATAAGCGCACGAAGCGAGCCAGTGATAGCAGCTGATAGTCCACCAATCATATGGACAATGCCGATTGGGTATGCACCGCGCCAAGGGACAAACGGGAACTCGACAATCCAGTCAAGCGCAACACGGCGTTTATCGTCCATGTCCCAGTTGCGGTAAACGGCTAGAATTTCTTTTGATGCGCGGTCGATTGTAATGATGTACGGCGCAACTTCACCGTCGGTCTGGTCGTCCTCTTCAATTTCGCACTCGGCGTAAATTTCATATATTTCACGAAGTCCGTCATCATCGTAGTAATCAAATTGCTCACGGCCTTCAATCTTGTCATTGGCCTTTTCCGCTTTGGTTTGTTCTGGTGCAGATGTAGCCTGAAGCTCAATGTCGCGGTAAAGTCCAGACTTGACCCGGCGATCAAACTCAAGCTGGGTTACATTCTGACGGTGAGTCTTGCGATCAGCCGTATAGAATGAAGTAGCTGCATAAGGCAGATACATATCATCAATGGTAACAAGAAACGGCTTTGGACGCTTCAAACGGCGGTCCCAAGTTAGTTTCATGTATTGAGCGCCACCCAATGGCACTTGCGTCAACAGTTGCTCAAGCTCATTACGAAACTCTGGCATTTGTTCCGTCATCTGCCAGTTCATATAACGGCTCTTCCGCTTGGCTTTCTCAGCCTTTTCAGCGGTAGCTTCCCCGATAATTTGTTCTTTTACAGGACCGGAGTCTGATCCTGTGCGGGGGAACAGTTCCTTGATAGCTCTAGCGGCAAAATCAATAGATACTTCAGTTAAGATAGGGTGAACAACCTTTGATGCACCCTGAAATGACGCTCCACCCGGGGCATCGTTGCCCAATCCGGTACGCTTCAGACCCTCTTCGTACTGCTTATCACGAAGGCTGCGAGCTTCTTTATCGCGGTCAATAGCGTCTAAAAGGTCATCTGCAAGCTCAGAAAGCGCACTATCTGGTATTGTTTCAGCCAAATTTGCATAAAATTCAGGGCTTTCGTCTTCTTCGCTTTCATCACTAATGGTGACAATTGCGCCACCATCATCGGTATCCTCAACGTCCATTGTTTCAACGCCAATATCAATAAATTCGCCATCTATCGACATATCAAGAGGACTTTTTGCCATTATGGTTTCCGCATCATCATGTTAAGAGGCCCAACCGCCCCGCCTTTAGCTGATTTAGTGTAAAAATCTTTTTCGGGTCCGTACCCATAGCGCAAAAGGTTATTAGGTGCGCCAAGATACTTTGTTCTAAAGTCAGAAGCAAGTGTGTACGGGGGTGCTTTTGTAGTTGTTGTATTTGGCATAATGGTTGAAAGTGCCATTGAAGGGGTAACAACAGGGGGAATAAACGCATCTTTGCCACCTCCGGCATTAGCATTTGTATTTCCCACAGGTCCAGCTGGTCCATTCATTGCTGCATCAACCCACCCTGAGTTTGGTACGCCATCTAAATAAGAACCGTTAATTGCGCTTTGCACTGACGGTGAAAACCGTGATTCATATGCGTTTATGGTTTCATTTTTAGTTGGATTTCCTCCAAATAAATCACCAAGCGTGTGGCTAACACCATTAAAAATACCTTCAAACGGGTTAGATGTTGTTGTGGTTTGGGATGAACCGGGAAACATTGTTCCACCAACCGTTGGTCCACCAAACAAACCGGATACAGTATTTGCAATTCCAACACCGGGGACAAACCCTACTGCGGCATTGGTTAAATTTTTGGGAGCATCATTAACAACAGTTTCAAAAAACTTTTCAAAAGGACTTTTTGCCGGAGTTTTACTTACATTAGAGTCAATGTTTGTTGGAGCGTTCCAATCAAGTTGATCTGGTCTTGGTGTTGGAAATGGTGCTGGTGCTGGCTCAGGTGGAGTTTCAGTAGTTGTTAAATCCGGTGGCCGGGCTGTAGGTGTTGGAACTATACCACCCGGATAAGAAATAGGGTTAATTTCCGGTTGAGGAGGCATTTCCTCGGCTTTAGCTGGAGTAACAACCATGTCCATAATTTTAGACATAATGTCTTGTTTTTCTGGAGATGGAGCTGGAGCTGGTGCTGGAGCAGGAGGGGTTTGGTCAGCAACCATTGTTGGTGGTTTTTCACCATTGGCAAATGCCATAAGTGAATCAAATCCAACTCTTGATTGTTTTGCTGCATCTTGCATAGCTGCTTGGTCTAATGACTCTTTAGCAGTTTTGTAATCCATAGGAGATGTAGGTCCAGTTGAAACCATAGAACCATAAGGTGCTACATGCGGGCCAATCATTGATAAGTCGCGGGCAAAGGATGGCAATGATTGATCGCCTGAAAAATCTACACTTGAATATTCTGGTGCAAAATCCGGACGCGATGTTGGCATTGGCGTTCCAGCTGGTGCTGGTACACCGCCCATAGCAGCAAGATCGGCAGCCATTTGTGGGCTTGGGGTTGCACCCATAGCGGCAAGGGCATCAGACGCTACTTTGCCGGAATTTGCTGTTGGGCTTAATCCATTAAACTCTGGTTGCGGGTTATTTGCTGTAGAAAAAACACCCGTTGGCATTGCCCCATTTGGAACTGGACCAGAGCTAAAACTGGTTGTTGCTGGCGGTTGACCAAAAGCCTCTGCTTTTGCCTGATTGTCTGCTTGCGCTTGTGCGTCAGCTTGCGCCTGTTGGTCACGTTCAGCTTGGGGAGTTTGGTAATCCCGGGCCAATTGCTTCGCCATAAGCATTTGGGTTGTCTAAACTGGTATCGCGCTCTTGACTTCCACCGCCACCACCATCTCCACCGCCACCACCAAAAGCAACAATGTTCCATAGGCGATATTTGTTAATCATAGAACTGATTCCTTAGGAACACGTTTGCCATTCTGATACCGGATATAGCTAATCTTTTTACCCCAATGTCCCAGCTCAATCAGCTTCTGGCGCATTTTAACGGCAATCTGTCGGCCATGCCCATGTGGAGCAATGACATCAACAAGCACAAGGTGAGGACCGTTTTTGAAATCTGACGGAACCAATTTCCTAGAACCAGTCAAAAAGGCATCAAGGGATTCATCGTTCATGGAAGCCCATGTTCCAAGACCGACCAGTTTTCCATTTTCTACGACATAAACAAACTGTATCAAGTCAATAGGCGGTTGGATGATGTTATAAATGTCCTCAATGTACCAACGCTTGTGAAGGTACGATTCATTCATAAGATCAATAACCGGATTAATCATTGATGCGCCATCCGCTGGGCCATGTAACGGTCAAAGTCTAACCCACGTTTGCTAAACTCTTCCCGAATGCGGGCAATCAAAGCATCAGGTGTTGGCTCACCAACGTGTCCACCCCTAGCCATATTAAGCTGTCCGCTCATCCCCAACGGTGATGCACTCATCAAAGGGGAGCCACCAACCAGACCACCGGCAGCCATAATGTTACCGATCTGGGTTTGGGTATCTTTACCATCAGACTGATTAGCCCAATTGATATTTCCGCCATCAATAAAATCAGACTGCATAAGGGTTCACCACGACTGCTGGGGGATTAAAGTGTTCTTCAGGCTGTTCAGTTACGGAGATATTAGCATTATCTGCCATCCACCGCAAAGCCTGAGTTGTCGAGTCAACGTAGTCATCATGCTTAATAGACCCTTCTCCTCTAAATGAGCATAACTGTGACATCATCTCCTCCGTCCAAGTGGCGGGCGCACCCGGCATTTTCTTGGACTCAACTACATAAACTAAGCCAGAAGCGAAGAAATGCGAGACGGCGTGAAGACGCTGGAGCTTAGAAGCCTTTCCGGGATTATAACCAAACGGAAAAATTCCCTCTCGATAAAGTGTTTGCCGAAGGGATATACCAGAACCTTTGTCTTCGATGATAAGATGATCTGGCTTTTTGCCCATGTTGTAGGGTTTACGCGATCCAAATTGGGGCTTGATCTCCGCGTTAAACTCATCATCGCCCCACCTTATAGCCATTTCTTTCTTAGATCGTTCAACAAGCTCAGGGAACCCCAGATGATCGCTCCAACAGTCCAACAAAAGAAACCCAACACGGCCATCATGGTCAAAATATCCCCATACAGTACAAGCAGTAGGGTCCGGATCATTGCTCTTTTTGTTCTTTGTTTTCTCGGTAAAAGCTGTGTCAAGGGAAACAACAATCATCTGGAACGGGGGGAGCGGCTCCGTTCTCGGCCAAATATTAAACCAGTCACGCTTGATGATACCACCATCTTCCGAATCTAGTAGCTCACCCATCAACTCCTGTCTACCAATCTTCGTACCATTATACTGCGTCAGATTTTCAAAAAATGAGGCTGGCAAGTTCTTCTCATTGTCGAAGGTACTTCCCCGAATCAAAATTGTATTTTGCAGATTCACAATCCGCCGGACAGCAGCAGTAGGCCGTGGTGTAGTCGTCCACACCGTCTGAGGATTATCACCCAAACGCATACCAAACTGAAGCATATCCCAAACTTCGTCACCATTCTCCCAAGCTGCCAACTCATCACCCCAAGCCCAGTGATGCTGCGGTCCACGCAAACGATCAGGCTCCGAAGATGAGAAACCCTGCATTGTAGAACCGTTAACCAACCTGATTTTCAGTTCGCTTTTATTGTAGCTGTCAATCAAGTTAGGCGGTATCTGCGACAAAATTCCAGCCGGACCTTCAATGCAAACCGACTGGGCATCGTACCGGGTAGGAGCAATAATAGCCCCAAACGACTTTGGATGCTGCCACGCTTGCCACCACGCCCAAGCCGCCCCCATGCGCGTCTTACCAAAACCACGCCCCGCCAATGCCCCACAATACGACCAATCATCACCCTCAGGGATAACCTGATTAGGACGCGCCGTCTGTAACCACTTCAACCTAGCCAATATTGCCTCTTGGTTGAGCGGGTCTAGGGTGGAGATGTTGTCTTGGATGGCTTGGATGGGAGAAATCATAGATTTGAATCCGGGTGGGTGGGGGGTAGTCGATGTCGGGTACACGTCGCAAAGGGGGGTGTCGCCTCGTCGAGACGGACGCCACGTCCATGCTGACCCTGACGCACCGTCCACATCACACGTCTGATCCTGCCTCTAGGACTGTCTGCGTGGGTGTAATGTCTATGAAATCCCTAGTCCTTGCCATCTCTGCCAGTGCTTTGAGTGCCTGTCCGATGTCTGACTGCACCTGTAGTGGCGCGTTGGCATCCCCTTTCATCTCAATGGATGACAGGCGTGGGTGGACATACGGAGCGGCGGCAATGGCACATTGGATGCGATCCGACAGCTTAACGCCCTCAGCATCCGCAGGGAGATGGATAATCCCCATCAGGAACGCCAGAGGAGTGGCATCAGGACCGGAACCGATTGAATTCATCACCTGATCCACGCTGAACTTGCGTAGGCTCCTATCACTTGTCCCTGCCTTGCGTCCTGCACCCAGTCTTTTCCCACCTCTAGCCATGATAACCCCATTGAACCGACACACCGTCGAATTGAATATAATCAATCCTGATTGATTTTACCAT